TCCCCACGCGGCGTATCCCCTGCCACCATCGAGATCGCCAGTTTCTGGCGCGGCCACAATGTGATGAATCTATTATTCTGCGCCAGGACAATTGGAATATCCGGCCACTCATTGATCTTCCATCCAAGCAGCAACCCGGCCTGCGTATTGGCCTGCGCCTGCGATGAGCATAACAGCATGTCGAGCGTATCCGATTTGCCGTGCCGCGCCTGGATGTGACCCATCGCCAGGCTGTAAAACATATTGTGCCCACCACTCGCCAATAGATTGATAGCGCTGGTGGCCAGCGATGAGGCTGGGGATGGCTTTTGCTTGCGCCAAACGATCTGATCCTTCCAGTCCTGTTTCGTGATCGTCATCACCGTATCCCACGTCCGGTCCGCTTCTGGCACCATCTGCGGATCAATCTCGATGAACAGCCGTCCATAGGGATCAACGCCAGGCCGCGCAAATATTTTCTTGCCGATCTCCGTCAATTGCTCCCACGGCGAATCGCCGGTCGTGGCCGCCTCTGGCAGCAACCGCGTATCCGATGTCAGCGCCACGTCCATGATCTGTGTCACAGACGTGCGCCAGTGCAGAAGATGGAATAGCGCCTTGTCCACTGTCATTTGCGGAATTTTGTTCCACGTTGTAGTCGCAATGGAAAATTTCAAATCCAGCGGATCGCTCGCCAACTTCTGCATCCAGGCCGCCGCGCCTTGCACGGAGAAATCAACGGATCCTGCTTCCGGATCCCAAACGATGGACTCGCCTGCGATCCAGCCCCACGCAACGATGTTTTCCCGGTTAGCCACCGGACCAATGGATTGCTTCGTCCCCCCATACCAATCCTCCGAGAACAGGATTACCAGCGCCCCCTCCTGCACGTCCGCCTTGTCCGCCTCCGCAAACATCGTCACGCCAAAATTCCACCCGCCGCTCTCGTTATCTCCGCGTGGATTTTCCTTAAGCGCGAATGCTGTGACGGGCATGGACGCGGCGCTGTACACAAACACATAGCGCACCCCCATGAACGTTTTACCATTGGCGGCTGTGACCGTGCAATACACGCAATACTGTCCTGCCGCGTTGTACGTGATCGTGGGCGTGGCCGTCGTCATCCCGCTCGATGCAGACGCGCCCGGCGCGGTCCACGCGTATCCCGAAATCGTCGAGCCGAACACCCACGAGGCCGACGCGTCGAACAGCGCGTTCACCGTCGCACCCGTCAACCATAGCACCGCATGGAGACCCAAAACAGGCATGGGGTCAAAAACAGTATGCTGATCGCTGTACGCCACGTCCGTATCCATCAGCAGCGCCCCGCCCGTGACCTTCGGCGGTTTGACTCGCAACTGAAAATCGTCCACGATCGTGAGATAAATCGTCGCCGCCGCGGACCAGTCAATCTCGCTCGTCGCGCAAAAATAGAAATTCGTGGCGTCCGGGTCCTTGCGGATGCGCACCATCCCCACATCATGCGCCCCCGCGGACGTGCCCACATAAAGAGTCATGCCCGTTTTCACGTTTGCCAGCGTCCCCGAGCCGGTGTTATACGTGACCTCGCTCACCATGTCTGTCGAAGTTGGCACCGCCGCCAGCACAGCCGTGTAGATCGTGTTCGGCTTTCGGATCGCCAAATACAATTTACTCCGCCGGCCGGGAGCGCGTAACAACGCTAAATTGGGGGCGCTGATGCCCATTGTTAGATCGCCTCCAAATGCGTGAACGTGAGCTCTACCATTTCAACCACTTCCAATCCCACCAATTCCTCGCCTACCGTCCAGTGCATCCAGCATAGGAAGTCACCCCATATCCGGACTCCTGCCGCCGTCTCGTTGGTTGGCGTGCGGATATAGACTTGTGCGGAAAGACTGGGGCAAAAATCCTTCAAATTTTCCCTCTGCTCTGGGCGCGTCCCGCGAAACGTCCAGCGCGCTCGCGGATAACCCTTTCCTAACCTCGCCCCGTTTCCCAATTCGTCATAAGAAGAATATGACTGATAACCCCAATCCAGCGTCCGCAACGTAATATCAGCCGAAACCGAGGAAAGCAGAGTTTCCACTATTGACCAGTTATCGGGGTTGCTTCCGGTCGCCAGCGCCGCAATTAGAAAAGTAATTTCAGCCATTATGCCGCCGCCTCTAACGCTTCTGCCAGGCCGAGGAATCTCTCGTCCAGCGCCGTCCGCAAAGTTTTCGCATCCAGCCCGCCGGCGAAGCGGCGATTGTCTGTGATGTTGATCGTCTTGCCAGTCCCCACCGTGGACACACCGCTCGGAGTGGCAAATGAATGATTCAATTCAGGGATACTCTGCTTCGACAGAATATCCATCGCCTTCGTGATCCCGCGCAGGCCCATCTCGAACGGCGTCGGTGAGCCTGGCGTCAATTCATCCGGAAAAACGATATTGCCCAGCGAGGTGATCAACGCATCTACCGCATCAATCACCGACCCGATCCCGGAGATGATGGATTTGAAAACACTAGTAGCATAATTGGCGATTCCGGAAAATACGGACCTGAACGCGCTGGAAATGGAATTCCAGGTATTGATTGCCCGGTTGCGAAATTCCATAAACTTCGCACTCATTTTTGCCACCACATCCATCACTGCCTTGTGCATGGCATCCATGGCCAGTTGAAATAGTTTTGTCTGGATCTGATTCCATTGCTTTTGGTTGTTCTCCCAGGTCTTGTTGGATTTCTTCCATTCCGCATTGAACCAGTCCAATCCTTGCTTTGTTTTTTGCTTGATGTCGGCCCAACCCTGACTAAATTCCCATTTGATAATGGCCCACAGCTGCGAGACGATTACGCTCAACTGACCCCAGTTTTTCCATAACAGGTATACGAGTAAAACCGACGCGGCAATCAATGCCAGAACAGGCAACAATGGAAGCAACGCTCCCCAAATTGCAGTGCCGGCCGCGCCGATCGAAGGCACCAGTGAAGTCCATATCGTGCTTCCGATTATTTTCAATGAAGGTATCAGCACGCCGATAATAAAATCAACAGCCTTTCCGCCTACGCCCGCGGCACTAAAGAAAAAGAAAATCTTCATCAATACGCCGGCAAATGAGGTCAACGGACCAGCCATAGCTGCCAGAAGAACCAACTTTGTAATAAATGCCTGTGTCCCTGGTGGAAGCGCCAGGAAGCCATCCACCAGTTTTATGATGTAGTCAATGAATTTGATGAACAGCGGCAGGAACTTCTCTCCCAATTGTGCCAGTGACGTGTTCAACTTGTCTACAGACTCTTTTGCTAATTTTGAAATAGCCGTGTCGGCATCCATTGCTTTTTTAATAAGCAAGGCAAAAAAGCCGATGATTGGAACAGAGATAAACATTGTCATTCTATTTCCTGCCGCTATAAATGTATTCCCCATCTTGTTGAAATTCAGACTGCTCATCATTACCCGAAGATTTAATTCCCTAAACTCTTCCCTCAAATATTTAATTTGGCTTCCAACACGTTTCGAGAACGTCGAGAATGTATTCTCGGCTTTTTTGACGTTGCTCTGGAAATCTTTGCTGTTTAAAACCAGATTCGCTGTGATCGTGGCGGCTGTCGTCATCAAAAGACCTTCTAATTTTCACCCCCTTCCCAAATGGGGAGGGGGAATAGGCAGGGATGGATATCTAAACTAGGCCAAAATCCTTTTTCACCAGTACGATGATTTGCTCTTTCGTCATCTCGGAAATATCGGGCTGTTTCTTCAACGCTTCAATCACACTTTTCAATGTGTCGCGCATGAAATCTTTTGCATCTTTCGCCTTGCCCTTCCCGCGATTGGCGTTAAAGATCATAGCCAACAGGGTGGCAAAGTGAAATTCTTCATTCGGCCAGCCGATCGGCTCGAGCAGGTCATACAGTCGCCAGGCATACCAATCGCGATATGGCATCGCCCGTACTTCGGCGAGATCCTTATGAAGCGCCAACCCCAAACGATGATCGAATATCCCGTTGGAGTTGGCACTTAATTTTTTATTTCTTCCTGGAGCGCCTCTTCTTCGGTGATTTCGCCTTTGGCAACGCGCTCATCCTCTCCCATTCCAGAGAAGATCGCAATTTCCTTGGCCAGCCAGCCGACCAGCTCACCAAGCTTCTCGTCAATTTTAGACGTGTCCTTCAATTGGAAGAGACGTTTTCCATTTGGATCGCACACACCGCAGACCACCAGGTACGCGTCATGCCCAAACATCGAAGAGATCGCCATTTCTCCGCCCTCGCTCTTCCGTCCCATGCGGATGCGTGAATCGCCCATCTGACGCTTCGAGTATTCATCCTGCTCGCCACGGGAAAGGCAACGAATGAAAAACTTCTTTCCCGCCCACACTGGGATGGTGTCTGGAACGGTGACTTCTTTAACAACAAGCGAATCGTCAACTGCAAAAAAGTCGTCACGCGAAAGGATTGTTTGTTCTTCCATGGCTATGTCTCCGTGTCAAATTTGATGTTGCATCCAACGATCCAGATCGCAATCCGCATAACGATCTGTCCGACCCACAGGCGCAGTTTCAAGCCGCGAAAACCTTTCAGGTGCACAGTGACCGTGAGATTCTTCGCGGCTTCGCCGGCTTTGAACTGAACGACGGATTGCATGGCTAGAACAACGCGCCCGGTTTCCCAGACACCTTGATCGTGAAGCTCAATTGAGCCTGTTCTTCTATCGGCAGGTCAGGTTCGAAAGCGGTCAGGAATCCACGGAATGGAAGAGTCTTACCGATTACCGGGATATAAAGCCGCCAATTGTGCACATCATCGTTGTTGAAACTGGAAAGCAACCCGGTTGTTTCATCGTGTGTGGCGTTGGTCGGCAGCCAATTGGCTTTGGCGGAAACTTCACCGCCATCCCGCATACCGGGAATGAATTCTCGGTGACCATCGGGAGACTGGTGGGAGGTTACGTCAATGTCATCCCGGCTCATCTGCGGTGGAGTCAATTCAGTAAGCTCCGCGATCGCGGTAAATACTTCACTGGTGGCTCCATCGCCTAATTGGAGTATTGAGCCATATGCCCAAAATGCGTTTGATGCCATATCATCCTCCGTTTACGGATATCCGGCCGGCAATCGCAACACTGCGAATTTGATCGCCGCGTTGCTCGCCACCAGGTGGATCAAGCCGCTGGTCTGTTTCCAGCCTTTGGCGTTGGTTAGGCCCACACCTACGGCGGCATATTCGCCGGCCGCCAGGGAATACGTGGCGATATCCTCCGCGCGGCCCTTCTCATCGTCCACGCTGGTCACGCCAAAGGTGTAGGGGTTGGTCGGATCGCTGTTTTGGGCGATCAGGAGTTCCCTGCCCGTACACTGGAACGAGTTACCATTTGTCACGTCGGCCGCGGCGAATGTGATGTCCAGCCCATTCGCCGCGACTGCCGCAAACGGCGCTTTGACATCTTGAACGGTCAATGCTGTTTGTGCCATTTCATTTCTCCTTCAAAAGTAGATTCAAAACTTCTTCTTGCTCGGCCTTCGGGACGTGGAGTAAGACATGCTCGATCATTTCATCGCGCGTATCCCGAAACGTCCCGCATTTTGTGCATTTGAATACTGTCTTCACACCCTTCCAGGTGGCCGTTTCATAGAATGTTTCTATTTCTGCATCCGGCGCGGGTGGCGTTGCATTTTGATAATCCCGGGTATATTCCTTTCGCAAATCTTCCCGGGGTTGTTCTTCTTGCGGATCATTCTTTTTCTTTGTCATCCTGCCTCCGCATAACCGATCGTGAAATCCTGGATCAAATGCTCCAGGCCAACGTCCGACGCGCCGTTATCATCCTGCTTCAATCCACGGAACACGAAACCAATCGTGAATGGGTCCCACGCGCCGCTAAACCCGTGCAACAACCAAAACAGTACATCGCCGACCGCATGAGCGCTCTTATACGAATCCGACCAAACATCCACCTGCACTCTCGCCTTGAATGTGGTCTTTTTGTCGTGGGTGGAATGCACCGGCTCATCCACCAACTGATACGTCACATAAGGCATGACGGTCGGGTTGGATGTGGATCCTGCCGGCAGGATCCACATCCACCTGCACTCTCGCCTTGAATGTGGTCTTTTTGTCGTGGGTGGAATGCACCGGCTCATCCACCAACTGATACGTCACATAAGGCATGACGGTCGGGTTGGATGTGGATCCTGCCGGCAGGCGCATGGGACGTAACCGCGTCCCGATCAAGTCCGTCAGTTCGCTCGATGTCAGGAGGTAGGTCGCCATCGAAGCCAGGATATCGCTCATAGCGCCGCCTCGATCTCACGCCCAAGCGTGATCGTCACCGCATCAATAATCTCGTCTCCGTGCTCGTCAATGGTAGGGCGCAGGTATGGCCGGGCGGGAATGGTCACTTGCTTGGCCTGGTGATGATGGCCTTCCCGGTCCACCCAGTGCAGGTAGGGCTTGTTCTTGGCTTTGATCACGCCGCCCAGTTCGTGGATTCGTCCGTAGATCACAAGGGGACCGACGGCCTTTTCCACACGCACGTCCGTCGCTTCCACGATTTCCACTTGGATGCTGTTGGCCAATGTGCCAACACTATCCCGGTTCAACTTATCGCGGACATTGATGCGCGCGTATGACTGGATCACGAATGCGCCGGCATCGGCCGCACGATTGATCGTCTTGCCGCGCATATCCTTGCCCATCTTCTTCAGTGCCTGCGCAAATTGCGGGATGGTGTAGGTTCTGCCGCTCATATGACCACCTTTCGCAATCGCAAGCGGATCCCGCTGGGACCGCGCTGAATCGGCGACACGATCTCGTACACCAGGTTATCCACCGTTTCGCCGAACCGCGTCAGTATCTTGACCTGGTTGGTTTCCTTCACCACGGTAGTGATCGGCAGGCGGATCGTCGCGTCATATTGGACGATGGTCATCTGGCCGGTGTGACGTTCATCCGAAGACCGATCCGAAGGCCGCATATCCAGCCCGCAATCAATGGCTTCCTGTTCGGTCGGGTTGGGCGAATCGGCTTCGTTAAACTCGTTCAGCGCGCCTTCCTCGACCGTGATGATCGCGCATGTATCCATCATGTGACCTTCCTGGTCAATACGCATCGAGTCGAGTTCTTCCTGCAAAAATGCAAAGAGCGCCATTACAGGCCCGCCTCATCTTCCGGGATGTAGGCATAAGGATCGTGCTTGCTTCGTCCCTTCGTGGTCTGCACGGCATACGCCGTGTCGTAGGTTATGGTCACCGTCAATTCGAGCGTCGCCAGTGCTTTCTGGGCGTTCTCGAACATTTGCTGACGGTCGTAGGTGCCGCCATCGGCGCTGAACTTGTACTTCGTGCTCAGGTCGCCCACGGCCTTGCGCCAGGCGTACATCTCGGCCAGCGTTCGCAGTTTGATGATGTTGGCTGGCCCGCTGATCGTGCTGATATCGTCCGTGCCATAGGCCAGCAACGTATCGGACACTTCCTCGCTGTAACTCGACGCGGCGGCATAGCCCAGCGCGCTCGCAATTTTTCCGAGCTTCGTGTGCATGAACGTAGCCAGCGTCTCTTCAGTGTAGGAAGTGGGGGCGGCCATCTATTTGCGGCTCCGCTTCGTTTTGGGCTTCGCAGCCGGATCGTCCGACAGGCTGGGCAGAGGCAGTTCGGCGGCGGGCACGACCGCTTCCGTGGACGATTCAGTGAATATCATGCCGGCTGGCGGAAAGGTGTTGGCTAGTACAGCTTCTTCATTCTGCGCGTCGGTCTGCACATTTTGTGCAGGGACGGGCGTCTCCGTGACGGCCGTAACGCCCGCCTCGGCCAGCGCCATATCCAGAACATCGGCGATGCATTCCAATTTCCGCAACTCGCGGACCTGGGGATGATTGCCGACGCTGGTCAACGCATCCACGCGGGACGGGTCAATCTGCGCACGCTCCGCCAGGAGACGCGCCGCGCGCTCGATGCGCTCGATGGCCTGGGATCGTTTGACAACTAAAAGAGTAGGGTGCATGGGATTTCCTCGGAAGACCCCTCTCCCGTGTATCGAGACCGGGAGAGGGGTAGGAAGTGAGGTAGGTGATCCCTACGGCATCGGGACGCCGTAGTTGGTCGGCACAGCGTAGGCCGCGTCGCCGATGCGATACACAACCGCGCCGACGCGGTTGTACGCGCCGAAGCCGGCGTAGCGCAGCCACTGACTCTCGTAGAACGGATGGTCGTCGCGGCGGGCCACCAGGTTGAAGCCTTGGAGGTCTGCCTCAGGTTCCTCACGCATCTTCAGCGGGCGTTCGCCGCCGGTGGTCACGCCGACGATATGGGTAGACGGCAGGGAGCGCCACTCCGCCAGCCAGACCTTGCTGTCGGTATAACCGAACAGCTCGCCGGGTGTCGCCACGCCGAGCGCGCCAACCAGCACGTCCGAGCCGGAACCCTGGCGGATGTTGGCATCCGCAATCGGGTGGAACTCGGCCAGCGCCTGGGTGGTCGCCTTGAGCGCGGTGGGGATGAGCGCTACCACGTCGCCGTCGTTTTCGGGATGTTCCAGCAGCTCATCGTGGATGGTCGGGAACGGGTTGGTCGCGTCGGCGATGGCCGCTGCCTGCGCCAGGTAGTGCGTGTCCGTCGCGCCGGCGTCCGCCCCGCTCAGGAGCAGGTATTTCACCGCGTCGCTGTTGGCGAGGCCTTGAATGGTCAGCGCGCCGTGAAGCTCATCGGTAAACGCCCAGGACGCGTTCGCGTACAGAGCGGCCAGGATGTGATCGCGCATCCAGCGGATGTCGGCGCTGATCAAAGCCGCCGTCAGGTCGTTGGCTTCCTGCACGGTCATCTTCTTGCTCATGCGATAGTTCGCACCCCAGGCCGTTCCGCCCGCCTGGAGCGGAAAGGCAACGTCATACTTGCCGCTCGGCTTGATCGGCAGGGCGCGGCCGTTGTCGTCCAACGGCTGGAGACGGGCAATCGTCGGGGTGGCGAAGGTCTGCTTGAACTCGGTCGTCTTGGAGACGAAGAGTCCCATCAACGCCTCGATCTGGCGGTTGTGTTCTGCCACGGTGCGATTGATCGCATCCCACACGACGGATGTGCCAACTTCGGTGACGCGGCGGTCCGCCACATCAGCCAGGGTCATGAAACCGTAAAGCAATTGGTTAGCCATGTGTTCATCCTCGCCTTACAGTTCCACCGACAGGAGCTTGTCGTAGGCGGTGCCGAGATTGACGGCCGTGCCGGGGACAACGCGTCCGACTCGCACAGCGGAAACGCCGGCGGTCGCGGTCGCAATCGTTCCGGTCGGGGTTCCGCCGGTCAGGTCGGTGATGTCAATGGTCATGGCGGGCTGGTTCTTCCCAGCCAACGCGCCGACAAATTCAACGGTGTACGGTCCGCCTGCGGAGCCAGTCACCTGGACGTTGCCCTGGCCGATGGTCGAGAGCAGTTCGAGCGCCGCTTCCACAGCCGCCGCAGTCGCGTTATACGCGATGCCGGCCGCTGTTTGACCGTCGAAGATCAAGTCAAACGTGCCACCGGTGGGCGAGCCGCCGATGGTGACGGTCTGGATCTCGTTCGCACCCGGCTTGGTGTCCGAGAGTCCGCCGTCTGTGCCGCTGAGCCATACGTCGGCGTCATAATCCAGCCCGGACAGATCGTAGCCATCCAGCAAACCGCGGTGTACCACGGTGCCTGCCGCTCCTGCGCCGTCTTTGCTTGCCAACACGCCCCACATGCGGGCTTCTGCCTCGCTGGTGGCGTTGGATTTCGTCCACTTCCCGACGCTGGTATCCAGGCGTGCAGCCTGGCCGGGGGTCATGGACTCGGCAAAGCCCAGAGTCATCTGTTGCAGGCTCTGGACGATTTCGATCTTGCCAGCAGTGACCAATGTTAGATCGGTCATAGTGCCTCCTAAAAGGTTTTGTGAATGTGAAGGGCGGTCTGCTTCTGACCTCTCTCCTGTTGTTCTTTCGAGAGTTTGGCAGGATCGCCCTCGGGCGTTTCATCAATGCCGGCCGCGTTCGTGACGCCCAATTCCTTGGCGTGGTCGGTCAGGAACTTGATCTGCTCGAGCGGGTCGAGTTTGGAAATCAAAGCCTGGTAGGGCTTCGACAACTTCTCGATTTGCATCTTGAGGTGCGCTTCGAGCGCGGCTTTGTACTTCTCGCCTTGCTCTTTGACCGGGGTCAGTTCGGCAACCTGGGACTTCAGTTGTTCAATCTCAGTCAGCCGATTTTCGGCTAACGTTTTGAACTCCTGCTTCCCTACAAGTGCTTTGTCGTCCGCGTCCTTTTTGGCCTTCTCGGTCTCCTTCTCGAATTCCGATTTGGCTTTCTTGCGTTCTTCCTTGCGGGTCTCACCGACGAGGCGATTGATTTCCTCTTGCTGTTCAGGCGTCCACTTGACCGCCTTCTTTTCATCTTTCGCATCATCCCCGGTCTTTTTAGCTTTGACATCCGCCTCGGCTTTCGCTTTGGCTTCGTCATCTGCCCCGGCATCGGTATCCGTTGCGGACCCGCCTCCATCGGTCTGATCGAACAGGAAAAGCGGACGCGTTCTCAAGGAGTCAAGCATGTGTTCCTCCGTGTTTTTTCCGCCGCACGTTGGCGTAGGGATTGGGTCAAAACAAAACCCGCCACTGAAAGGCGGGCATTTCTGCGTAGCCTTCGCAGGGCGGGTGCGCTGCCGGTTGGCAGGAGACCCTTGTTATTCAATGCGATCATAGGAGCAGGCAGGGGGAAGGGCAAGGTACGAAAACCAATACCCTACCGCTTGAATGTCTCCCATCCATACCATTTATCCAACTCGTGTAGGATAAAGATCATAAAACGGCGCGCCGCCTCCCAGAAAAAGCGGTTGCGTTCATCGAAGATGGGGGGACGTGGCTGATCGTTCATTCGATTTTCCCTATCAGGTCGCGCAAGGCTTTCGGAACAAATGATCCGCCCCATGTTTCATCATCCACATGTTTGATCACGTCGGCCAGTTCAAATTCGCCGGCCTGCCAGGCCTCCCAGCGGCCTTTGCCGAGGATGCTCTTCTGCATCTGCTCATTTTGTGCGAGATACCAGTCCATGCCATTTTGCCACTGCACAACTGGCACGCCGATCAAAACCGGGATCGGGATGCACCGTCCCTGCGGATGCTCCTCGAAAGGAACATTCAATGGGTAAACGGTTTTCCCATCATCCAGGAAGAGACAGGCCGGGCAAACGCGGTTGTCTCTCGCAGACAGACGCATATAGCCTGCCACAACGCCGCTCTCGCGGTACTGCGCCAGGCTCGCTTCCCGATAGACTCGCAACTGCTCCGTGCGCGCGATGTTGAGGGCGCGCGTCAGTCCGATTCCAAAGGCTTCAGCCATCTCCTTGGCGATCTGCGCCGGCGGCTTTCCCAGGGCGATCCCCTGCACCAACATCTCGATCATCGCATCCACCGCTTCAGGGAACGCTTCAGCCAGAAGGATTCGCAAGGCCGACCCGTTCCCAGCCAGCCCGGCCAAATATTCCAACACGGCTGGCGTCAGGGCAGGGAAGGGGAGGATAGGCAATCCAAACGTTTCGTAATACGTGCGGATGAGGAGAATGGCATACAGAATTCCAAGCGCAATCAGGATTTTCTGCTCATCCGTGATCGTCTCGTCGGTCTCGGCGGTGTATTGGTTTAATTCGTCCGTCGTCTGTGCCAGGAATATTTGATAGCCCGGCGTGGATGTCAATGTCGAGCGTGTCACAATTCCGCCTGCCGCCTGCCAATTGGCGGCTTCCAGTGCAAGGGCTTCGAAGCGCGGCAAGAGCCGGCGTTCCATGGCCAGCCAGCGTCTGGTCAATTTTTCTGTCTGCGCGTCTTCCCGCGCCAGCAGATTGGCTTTGAATTCAAGACCTTCGAGAACGACGAGAGGAAGCGAAGCCGTCGGCATTACTGCTTACCCTGATCCCTTTGCCTCTGCATTTCCAATAATGTCTGTCCCAGGGATGCCTGTTGTTTCTTGTGCTCGGCATCCTCCTCGACCATCATCTCATCAATCTCTGCCTGAGATAATCCTGCCTGCTTCCCTGCGCTCCCCTTCGGCATACCTCCTGAAGTGAACGAGCGGAATATCTCCGCCTTCTCGGATTTGTCCATGGGAATCACGTCCCGCTCGGCAAACGAATGATTGAAATCGCCATTCTCATACTTGCCCAATTCGCTGAATCTTTCAAGATTGTGAACCTTGCCGATCGTCAGCGCCATCTGGTCGGCGCGCACCAAAGCCGCCTCCGCATTCCCACGCGCATCGAGACAGCGGTCAATGGCACCGGCAATCTTCGTCCGCAAGGCCTTCCCCGAAACGTTCGCATCCGCCTTCAGGCGATAATAGGCGATCTCTGGCAGGTCTTCCTCCAGCTCCGCCATCTGATCCTGTAGGATGCTGAGCGCCGCGGCGTAATTGATGTTTGGAATCAGGTATTGCATCTGCGCCATGCCAGGCAGGGTCACGATATCCTCGTCGGTAGATTCCGCCGTCTGGCCGCTCTCGACAAGATTCCCATCCGTGTCTGTCAGGCGCGGCGGAGGAAGCGGTTTCCCCTGCGCATCCAAACCATTCGCCGAAATCGCCTTGGTCGGCTTGTTGTACCTGAATAGGATTTGATGCAGGCGGGTGGCCATACGCGCCGCCTCGTCAATCTTATCCAGCGCGTGGACGAAGACGCCCAGCCCGCGCTCCTCGCCGATGTCCTGGAACTTCGCATGAGCGATGGGAATGAAATCAATCTTCATCTCCTCGAACGTCAACACCTTGATGGGATTTCCCATCCTGTCCACGTCGGCGGTCCGCCCATGTCCATGCTCATAGACCTTGCAATCTCCAGACGACTTGTCCCAGATCTCGGTGCGTGTCTTCGCCGTCCCGTCCTCGCCCGTTACGGTCGTATCGAGACGAATATAGATTAGGAAATCGCTATCATCACTGACCAGTTCGCTCACGCTCTGCGACCTGAGCAACTGGAAGCGGACGCGGTTCACCGCGCCAGCGTTATCCTTGCGGGTCACGACCTTGACGTACATCGTGCCTTTATTCGCCAGCCAACGCGTTGCAAGCTGCTTCTTCGCCCCCCAGTTTGACCAGGTCCATACCTGCTGGATGGCCGGCACGATCTTCTTGTTGGCATCGTCTACCACGATCGGCAGGGCAGTTTCGAGTTTACCTGGCCACAGATGCGAGACGTGGAATTCCACCGCGCGGTGGGCTGGGTTGCGTAACGGCTTCATGCCCTCCGTCCAGATTGCGCCTTCATAAAGTGCCTGTTGAACAGTGTCATAAAGCCCGTTGTTCAAGTAATACGCATCCAGCATATCCTCGAAGTCCCAGGAATTGAAACTCGAAGCGTTGGCCAGCGACATCATCAATGTCACCTTCTGCCAATAGGATTGAGCAGTATCGCCAAAAACAGTAGCCATATTTACCTCTTCGTTTTTCCTGTCCTGAACTGCCAGCCTTCCGCAATCAGGTTGACCAGATGCAGGATTGCCTGCGAGAATGCGTCAATGGGATCGTCAATCTTCGCGTTCGGAAACTTGAACAACAACTCCTCGAAATCAAACAACCACGGGACATGCTCGCTCGGCATTGGTAGGAGGATGCAATCCCTGGCACACCACGTGCTAGCCTGCCGTGCCCGTGCCGGCTTATTGTCACTGCCTGGATTGAATGACAGGATCAGCGGGGCGGTTTCATCGGTCTGCCGCAAGGTCTGGATGAGCGAGATGCCAGAGCCTTTATTCTCGATGATGATCCCGCGCAGTTTGCCGTCATAGTTCCATCGCTTCGCCTGGTCGCTTACCTCGCTCACGAGCGCCGGGTATTGCAGTTTCTTCCACTCAGCCAGGCGCAATGCCAGGTGATAATCGGGTGTCAATTCGAGTACATTCATACCCGTTGTGTCGGCGGCGTTGGTGTCCACAAAAGCTGTATCGAACGAAAGCCACCGCGCCACGATTCGATTAAAGAATTTTTTATCCGTCGCGTCGTATCGGTTCTTTCCATCGAACCATTCCCGCAGGTAGATCGCTCCACCTTTGGGCGCTGGTCGTTGTTGCAGTTCGCCGGCCGCCCCGTCCCCCAACAGCGTCTCCGTGTCCGAAACAACCTTTTCATCGAAGAGTTGGGGAAAGAGCAATTCGCCCGGCGTGGTACGTGGATCGCTCAGCCCGATGGACGAGAAGAATCGCTTCGGTTCATAACGTGCCGGCAAGACCAGGTGCTCGAAGCGTGGGAACTTCGGATTATTTTTCATCTCCTCGAGCAGGTGTCCCGTTGGATCGTTATCATGCAGTCTCTGCATGATCAACAGCCTCCGCATTTCCTTGGGGTTGTCACCGCGCGTGCCAAACGTGGACTTGACCGCCTCGTTGGACAATTCCCGCGCCGCGTCCGAATCCTTCTTGTTCTTGTCCAGCGGATCATCCCAGACGATGTAATTGCCGCGGTGGCCGGTCCAACCGCTGTCCACTGAAATGCTGACGCGATGCCCGGTCTTTTCGTTCTCATAGCGGCTCTTCACGTTCTGGTCGCCAGTCATCTGGAAGAGATCGGAAAAGCAATCTTGATACCAACTGGATTGGATCAAGCGTCGGCTTCGCACCGCGTCGCGCACGGCCAGGTCGTGGGCATGACTGCCGCCGAGGAAGCGCGCCGCCGGCGTCTTGATCCACACCCACGTGGGGAAGAACACGGAGCAGATCATGCTTTTTGCATGTCCCGGGGGTATATTGATGATAAGGTTCTGGATCTGGAGGGAATAAAGCGCCTCCAGATATTCGCAGATAAATCCGATGTGCCAATTGTCAATGAACTCCGCCGCCTGCTCCACAATCGGCCATGCAGACTGCACATAGAAGTGCAGACTACGATTGCACTTCTCTGCTTCAATCTCCTTGATGGATGGCAGTATCGTGATCGAGTTTGGTGCGCTCGAGGATTTGTACCGCTTCCTGGATTTTGTCAAGATCGTCATTGCTTAGGTATTTTCCTAATACCTTCAAATCGTATGGCTGATGCAGAAGAGGCGCTCCATCTCTTCCGGTCACTTCATGCTTCTTCGGAGCCAACGCGCCGAAAACCTTGGCCTTCACCTCGACGGATTCGGTAATGCGCTTCAAAAATTGTGGTTCACCCGCCGATCCTTTCAGGATTTGCTCGATAGGATGCTCTTCGCGTTTTTTTACAACACGCACCAATTCCTTGCTTCTTTCCCAGGCTTCAGCCGCTTCGTGTCGCACCCAATCCATTGCGATGCCGGCCTCAGCCTTGATCGTGTCCACCTCCACCTTATGCGCCGCAATATATTCCTTCTCCGCCTCCTTAATCATCTTCTCAACGGCCTGGTGGTGGGACCTCAGTGGATAATTGGGAAACAGTTCATTGAGTTTTTTCGTGATCTCAGCAAATGTCATGTGGGGATTCATCACGCGCATTTCCCACGCCTTATATTTGCGCGCGCTGGATACCTCAGACGGCAGCGGATGTCGATTCTGCTTGATTGATTTCTTTTTCTCTTTCTGAGTTGCGCCTTTCTTAGTGGTGGTCATTACGCGCGCTCCAGTCTTTTCGGCTCGATGCCTGTTGCATCCTCGAACCTCTGCAAGGCTACGGCCACGAATGCCGGCTCGATCTCTGCCGCATAGACGCGTCGGCCTTCCTGCTGGCCGGCCAGAATCTGGCTCCCGGAACCGCAGAACGGTTCGAGGCAGATCTCGCCTGATCGGGTGTGATTCCGCATCGGGCGCGCAAATATCTCGACCGGCTTTTCGGTGGGATGAAGACCTTTTGACTGGCGCTTCTTCCCCTGCCAATCGAGAAACCAGACGGATGAGTTCTGGTGAATCTCGGCGAGGATATCCGCCTGCTTCTCACTCCAATCCGCTTCGTTCCAGACCGTGGACTCCTTGCCGTCAAAAAAACGTTTTCGCAGATATGGCTTCTTGCCGCGCGGCCAGCCAAAAAGACACGGCTCATGCTGGAAGTAGTAGGTGGCGAACCCGATTACGAAGACCGGCTTCACCCAAATGATTTCCTGATGTATCAAGATTCCGCAATCGATCATTGCCTGCTCGAATAGGAAGCGTGTCGCGCTCGCATGCCAGATGAACCAGGCGGCATTGGGCTTCAAATATCCATGCCAAATGCGGAAAACATCCGTCAGGAACTTCTGTTTATCCTTGATGGTGGACTCTTTATATTTGGCGCTCCAGTCCTTGCCGCCGCCCGGCCTGGCTGTGCCGTCGTAATCCACCATGTAAGGCGCATCCGTCGAGAAGAGATGACCAGGCTGTCCATCTCCTTGTTTCTCGTTCTGGCTAATGACCAACCGCGCGATGGTTTCTTCCTGTGAACTATCTCCGCAGATCAAACGGTGTTCCTCGATCGCCCAGAGATCGCCGCGCTTCACGCCCCAAAACAACTTGTCGGCCTCGTCGAAACGTGCCGGCGCATCCACTTTCTTGTGTTCCGGCTCATCGAAGAGATCGCCTAATTCATCCTCCGTGAATCCCCAGCTTGCAAGATCATCCGCTTTAAAGTACTTGCCGAGCAGATCGTTATCCCAGTCTCCGCCGGCTTTGTTGGCAATGATGTTCGTCTTCTCACACTGCCTCGGCGTCCAGCGCACCTGGCGGTAGGAATATCGCTTGCCTTCCCAGATCACATATCCAAGCCCTACCGTTCCCTGAGAGTCTGGCCGGCGCATTTTGTGATCGACCACGATCTCGCAGTTATTGATGTCGAATACCTTCGAACGCTGGTTGCCGCCAATGACTTGATCTGAATTCAGGTCATGCACCACGCCACTCAGATCCCCCAACTCGCGCAACCACTCCGCCAGGTCCTGCAATTGGCGGTCGTTGATTGTGCGTGGGTTTTTCTTGTATGACTTCAAAAGCAACTCCTTAAAGCAACTTAAATGAGTTTTGCCGTTCCAGTTTCTTTCGGTTTGAATGGCACCGGGTCGAGCCCGGCCTTACGTCGTTGGCTGTCCAGCCTCAGCGCCCAATCCTTATAGGCGTCCAATTCCAGGCGCATTTCCTCGAACTTTTGTTTCAAGTCGGTCATCTCTGCATTCCAGGCCAGTTTCCAGGCGCGTTCGCTTTCATCTCGTTTCTTCTCGCGCTTCTCCAAATCCATAATACGATTCATTAATGGATCATTGATGAGCTTCGTCCCGCTGGCGAGGCTCTCTGCCGCTTCCGCCATGGACGCATTGCTGTCGGCATCCAGTTTTCTGCGCTCGGGCTTGGCTTTATAAAGCGCTAGGGACGCGCCGATCACTGTCACAATGGCGCTGATGATGGATACAATGGCAGAGAGGGTGAGATCGTTACTGGTTGCGTCCATGCGTCCCCCTTTGCAGGTAGGATAACAATGATAGGATGATGGCCTGCGAAACGGAGACGGCAAGAATGCCGATGCGCGCAGGAAGGCCGCGCGATTCAATCGGCACATCGCAGATCGAAAACCATAAATACAACGCTGACATAGCCATGAAGGGAACACTCAACCAAATCAGCGCTTTGCTCTGCATTCGTCCCCTCTGTGAACGCGCAAAAAATATCCAAGCCAGGGCGGCCAGACCGCACCCAAGAGCGACTGCTTCAGCGGGAATATTGGGCATCCTAAATCCAATCAGGCAGGGATTTGCAATATCCCTGCCTGCAATTCATTGGATTAAATTTTTGGATGCTCCGGCTTTATCCATCAAGGTATGGGAATAGCCGACAACCGGGACGCCGCGGATGGCCTGATAGAAGTAGGGAGCCAGCCATTTATAGAGCAACACAAACGTCGGCAGAAGAACGGTCAGCGCACCGGCCAATTTTCCAAACGTCAGGTCGAAGCCGGTTACGTCCACGTTGGGAAGGAATAAAGTCACCAAACCGATCACAACCGCCGAGAGTATGTTGAAAATATTCAGCGCAATTTGTGCGTTCCCGTCCGTGACCCAGCCGGGGATTTTGAGCAGGTTCACGAGCATGACGCCCAGGGCGGTAAAGCCCGGCACCGTGACCGCCAGCCCAAATAGCAGCTGAACGAGGAAATCAATATCCGTCGGCTCCGGGCCGGGACCCTGGGCGGTCGCTCCCTGCGCGAGCACGGGAAACATGGATGTCGCCAGCATGAGCGTTACGATGGTAACGAGGACAAGAAAACGAGAGGTTGTGAGTTTCATAGGAGTCTCCTTATCCCCATCATAGGAGCAGGCTAAATTCAGAACAAGGTACGAAAACCAATACCCTGATTTTCTACGATTGTTTCCCCATGAAAACATGCGCATCGCCCAGCGCCACCGCATGGGCAATCATCTCGTAACGAGTGGCTACGCCATACTTCCGACGCATGGCGATAGTGTGCTTGACGATCGTGGATTTACAGATTCCCAGATGAACCGCGATTTGATCGAACGTATTCCCATCTACCAACAACTGCAAAACTTGCTTTTGCCGCGGCGTCAATTCAAGGTTGGGAGGCGTGTTCATAAAGATTATTATACTGAAAGCGGAATGAAATCGCTGGCCGTTGTTTCGAGGTTGAGTTCCAGGTCCAGGTAGCGTTGCGTCGTAGCGACATTCTCATGGCCGAGTAATCGGCTGATCTGCGTGATCGGGATTCCTGCCTCGTAGGCCAATTGGGCAAACGTGCGGCGGCAATCGTGCGGGGCCAGCTCGGGTTTCCCGATCAACACGCCATA